GCTGATTCAACTGTAATTGATGTAGCTACTCCTATTGCTGCTGCTGCTGCAACTATCCAAGCTGAAATGAGAAAAGTATTAAATGCTATCCCTCAAACTATTTATGGGAAGGAAGATTTAAACTTATACGTTGCTTCTGATGTATTTAGAGCTTATGTTTCTTCTTTATCTTTAGCAGGAAGTGGTAATGGTTACGAGCAAAGAGGTTCTAATCAAGGATTTGATTCATTACAATTTGAAGGTGTAAATGTATTTATGGCTAATGGGTTATCTGCAGGTAAAATGGTAGCTGCACAATCAAGTAACTTATTCTTCGGAACAGGATTAATGTCTGACCAAAACGAAGTATCTGTTTTAGATATGGCTTCACTTGATGGTTCTCAGAACGTTAGATTTATAATGCGTTACACTGCTGCTGTAGGTTACGCTTACGGTGCTGAAGTTGTATATTACAACGTAGTATAATTGAACAAGTAAATTGATATAAAAGGAGGGTGTAAAAACTCTCCTAATATCTACAATAACCTATAAAAAAATAAAAAAATGGCTTGCGAAAACTTATCTTTAGGGAGATTAAAACCCTGTAAAGACTCAGTAGGTGGCATAAAATCTGTGTATTTCATCAATTATGGTGGGATAGATGGTCTTGTTTATAATGCTACTGATGGTGATGTAATTGATACTATAGGTACTGGTGTATCTTGTTACAAATATGATGTTCACTTTTCTAGTTCATTAACACAAAATATTCAGGCTAGTACTGAAAATGGAACTGTTGCTTTTGAACAAGTACTTGAATTATCAATGCCTAAATTATCTAAAGAAGATAATAAGGAGATTAAATTAATTGCATACGGACATCCAAACATAGTTGTTGAAGACCAAAATGGTTCTTTCTTCGTTTGTGGTCTAATAAATGGAATGGAAGTTACTGGAGGTACTATTGTTACTGGACTAGCAATGGGAGATATGAGTGGATACACTCTTACCTTAACAGGTACAGAGAAAATACCTGCTAATTTCTTAGATACTACTTTAGTTGCGGCTGGTGGTACTATTGTTTCTGGATTGTAATATTATTCATAATTTAGTTAATAAAAAGCTCCTTTAATCTGGAGCTTTTTTTGTTTTAGGAACAAAAACATAAATAATTAGTATTATAGTATGAAGCTAATAAACCCTAACATAGTAACCAATCAATTATTCATTTTACCTAGAAGCTATAATGGAGCTACAGCTACTTCTGTGGTGTTTAAAAATGAAGATACAGGAAAGTTTACAACTATTACACCTACAAGTTCTGGATATGTGAGTAATAATTTGGTATTAGATATTGAAGTACCTACTTTTAAAGAAGGGGAACGTTATACATTTGATGTAAAACAATTAACTACATTAATATTTAAAGGTACTGCTCTTGTCACTGAATATAACGATGTAAATTATACAATAAACAACAATGAATTTATTGTCGATACAGACACTGATTCTAATGAAATGAAAGTATATGAGTAATAAAAAAACAATTAAAGAGGTAGGCGTAAGATTCGTTGAACTTGCTAACTACGAAAGACCAGAGGTAATCGAAACTCTACACGATGACTATATCTCTTATGGTTCTGATAATAACTATTATGGTGACATAATTGAAAGATATTTAGGTTCTCCTACTAACTCTCGTTGTATTAATGGGATAAGTGATATGATTTATGGTAGAGGATTAGAGGCTGTTGATAGAAATATTAATAGAGATTCTTATATCAAAATGAAGAAGCTTATAGATGAGAGTGAATTAAGGAAGATTGTTGGTGATAGAAAATTATTAGGTAGTGGATGTATTAAAGTAAACTATAACAAAAGTAAGACTGAAATAATAGCCATTAGACATCACCCAATGGAAACTCTTAGAGCTGAGAAAACAAAAAATGGTGTTATAAAAGCATATTATTATCATCCTGATTGGAAGAATAAGAAAAATGGTGAGACACCTAAAAGAATACCTACATTTGGTAATGGTAATGAAAAGCAAACAACAGAGGTATATGTAATAAGACCTTACGTTTCAGGGTTCTATTATTATTCGCCTTGTGATTATCAAGCATCTTTACAGTATAGTCAGTTAGAAGAAGAGGTATCTAATTATCATATATCGAATATACAAAACGGTCTTCAACCATCTTTATTAGTTAACTTTAATAATGGGGTTCCATCTGAAACTATTCAGGCTGGAATGGAAACTAAGATTAAAAATAAGTTTGGTGGCTCATCTAATGGTGGACGTTTCATTTTATCCTTTAATGAGGATAAAGAAACTGCTGCTTCTGTAGAGCCAATACATTTACCTGATGCTCACGCTCAATATCAGTTCTTAGCTGATGAAAGCAGAGAGAAGATAATGTTAGGTCACGGAATTGTATCACCTATATTACTTGGTATAAAGGATAACACAGGATTTGGTAATAATGCAGAGGAGCTTAGAACAGCTTCAATACTTATGGATAATATCGTTATACGCCCTTTCCAACAAAACATTATAAGTGCTTTAGATGACATATTAGCTTTTAATAAAATATTCTTATCATTATATTTTGTTACCTTACAACCTATTGAATTTGTTGAATTAGATAATATATCTACTTCAGTTGTAAAAGAGATAGAGACAGGTGAAAAACTATCAAGTCAAAGTGGACTATCTTTAGAAGAGGAACAGGACGTCTTAGAGCAACTCTTAGAGGTCGGAGAGGTAATAGATGATAGTTGGGAACAGATTTATGTTTGTGACGCAGAAAGTGGTGTTAAATTAGCTAAGAACGATAAGTCTATAGAGGATAAAGGAATATATAAAATAAGATACCAATATTCACCTGTAAGAAACTCTTTAGATAGTAGAGGTTTCTGTAAAGGAATAGAAGCACTTACAAAGGAAGGTTTAGTGTATCGTAAAGAAGATATTAATCAAATGTCATTTAGAGGTGTTAACAGACAGCTTGGTCATAAAGGACGCAGCTATAGTTTGCTAAAATACAAAGGCGGTGTTAATTGTCATCATTTCTGGAAGATGATTGTACTTAAGAAAAAAGGTACAGGTGAGGTTAATATTAATGAGGCAGTAAAGAAAGGACTTATTATACCAAATAATCCTAATGAGATGCCTATAAGACCTACAGATATGCCAAATCAAGGTAGGATATTAAATAAAATAAGTAAATTAATTAAAAAATACATATAATGGCTAAAGCGTTATTTGCCTCAACAGGCTATGTTAAAAAGAAGTCTATTATAAGTGGTACAGTAGACCCTGATAAGATGTTGCAATTTATTGAGACAGCTCAAGATATGCACATTCAAAACTATTTAGGTACTGCTCTTTATAAAAAGATACAGGCTTTAATAGTTGATGGGACTATAACAGACGTTGCTAATCAAAAATACAGGGACTTATTAGATGATTACATTAAACCTATGTTGGCTTGGTTTGCACAGTCAGAGTATATACCATTTGCTGCTTATACTTTAAGTGAGGGTGGTTTATTTAAACACCGTTCTGATAATGGAGATGCTGTTGATAGAGTAGAGATTGCTGGATTAGCTTCAAGAGCTAATGACAAGGCATCATTCTATGCTGAGAGATTTATAGATTTTATGTGTGATAATGGAAATGATTATCCTGAATACAATCAAGGCTCTCAAGATATGTCACCAGATAAAGATACTGACTCATTTGGTTGGTTCTTAGGGTAGGTAAACAGTTAAATAAGTAAATAAACTTTAATATAATAAGGGGTATGTATTATGAGTAAAAAAAATAAAAAAGAAGAGGGAATAAATATATATAAATTAAAAGAACAGTATCCTATTCAATTAGATACTTTTATAGAGAAATTAGATAATAACATTAAAAAAGATATAGAAAATGGGTGTAACACTGACAGGTAAGGCAATAAGAGACACTTATCAAGGGATTGTAAAATTATCTGACAATAACCCTGTATCAACAGGATATAAAACTGTTACAGATGGTTTTGGTAATGACACAGGATTATTATTGTCCAACTCAGGAGTTAAAGCCTTAAAGCTTTACTCCGCTATGACTACTTCTGAAATATCTGCAGATACAGATGTTAAGGTTGTACCTACAAGAGAATGGGTTTTAGCTAACTCATTAAATGAAACATCAGTAGTAAAATATATAAACGGAGATGGAACTAAAACTGTATGGGATATCACTCACTCATTAGGTTTTAATATTATTGTTCAAGTGTGTAATTCTGACCTTACAGACCCTAATTATGGTAAAGATGTATCTGTAATTGTACAGAGAAGTGCATCGTCAGTTCAAATAACTTATGGAGTGGCACCATTATCAACATATCATAATAAAGTGTTGATACAGAAGATTT